ACACATTGGATAGAATATACAGGCGTTGCCCGCGCCGCCATTGAGGCTATGCGGGAGCCAAACCAAAAAATGATTGATGCGTATCGGGCGCGGTATGAGTTCGCGCACATTACAGATTCGCAAATCAAATATGATTATCAAGCTATGATCGACGCAGCATTGGAGGACAAGTGATGTACGGAAAAGAATATCTTGAGAAGCAGGAAATCGAATCGGTAGTTGGTGATATTGAGGCGATTTTTAATTCCCTCACTGCCGACAAGGGCCATCAAGTGCGGGAAAGGCTTGAAGAGCGTGCAGTTAAACGAGCCAGAGATGCAGCAAATATGGAGAAGTTCAGGAAGTCCTTAAATGGCATGAATTGCGGGTTGTTTTAAATGGCTAAACGCAGACGCAAGGAACGGGGTGAGTCATGAATATTCTAAGTGTATGAAAACAGGCGACAAAGTGGATTTAATTCGGTAGCCAAAAACAGCGTTACCGAAATGGTATAATAAAAGTAAACGGAAGCGAAAGGTGAATAAATTGGCAAAGCGCGGACGTAGACGGAAAGAAGGGAAGCGCCACCCTAACGGCAAACTGGTTCAACGGACTCAAAAGGCCAAAGCAATGAAACCAACGCCCGAACTACTCGCTAAAAAAATGGCACGGCTCGCAATCGCCGGAAGCCATAACCCCGACATGCTTGAATTTGCCGAAAGCTGGTTGGGTGTGTGCCATGCAGCGGGGTGGATTAGCTATGACCAGTACCGCGCCGGGTGCCACTACCAGGGCCTATACAAAACCGTTTTCCCGCAAGCCTTCCCGCAAACTACAATGACCACTGACAAGGACGCGGTGCAGGACGGCGAGCCCGGAAACGAACTTTCTGATGAGGCGCTGGAAAGCATCGAGGAATCGCTAAGGCTGGCGACGGACCTTCTCAAGCAGATCGGCGGCGATAAGTGGGGCAACAGAATATTCAATACTGTTCGCGATGTCGCGGTGTACGACAGATTTATGAAATTTATGGACACACAGACAAACCGCACTGAAATGGCATGGAAGCGGGATCAGGTAGACCGCACACACTTGCGTGGTGGTCTTGACGCCTTGGCCCGCGCCTTCGGGTATTCATCGCCCAAGCCGTTTGTGGTGGAAATCAACGAGGCGGCTTAACGTAGGTGGGCGGTGTTTCGCGGCTGTGGTGCAGTTTAGCCCCTGGGTGTTAGCTTCCCGATGACTGGCAACAGGGCGGGATGATGCCAAACGGCATGACGGGGGCTGATTAGTTTGCGGGAAAGTGGAGTTCCGGGCTGTTTAGGCGGTCTTGATCCATGGGGGAACAGAAGCGAGTACCGCAATTCAATACTTCGGGTATATCCCGTGATTTGGCGGAAACCTCAATCGCCGTCAAAAGCCCCATCACCTCCGGGTGATTTATAGGGGGCATTAAGACCTGATGGGGCAGGCCGCCCGGAGTTGATCACCGGGCGTTGCTTATTCAGTTTTGGATCGGCCAAAAGACCGGCCACAACCTGATTTTTATTGTTGATACAAAGGCTGTAGCCTTTGGGAGAGCGACATAATGTCTGAGTCTGAGGTAGAAATTACTCCCGAGATGATGGCGGTCGGCTTGGTGGCCTTTTGGGCTTATGACCCACAGGGTGATTTATCAGAGGAAGTCGTTGCTGAAATCTATCGGGAAATGACAAAGGCAAGGAATTAAGGGCGGTTAAGTCGGAGTAACGCCCGTGTCAATTCACTCAGGAGGGTTGTGTGTCTCTTAAGCGTAGAAAGTTATCTGTAAAGAGTTGCAGACGATTAATGAGAATACCAGCGTGTAAGCGACTAAACAGTTATTTTCATGCTGGTTGGTTGAAGAGGTATAAATTGACGCGCACAAGTCGGGGGCTCAGAAATGCCAGCGAGTGACTTCCACGATCTGGAAATTGGCGACACTTTCAGGATTGCCAACGAAGATGTTTATGGGGAGATCACTGAAATCTTCCAGGATGATTCTGGCGACAATGCATCGGCTATTTTGAGGAACTATGACGGGGCATGGATATCCGTGAACTTGTCAAACTGCAAAAGGTGCGAAGATAGACTGCACTAAGGAGAACAGCATGACCGGAACAGATACGATAATCGGCGTAAAGCCTGGGTCAATCGGTGACGGCGGGAGTGTGATTTGAAATGCACGTCTTGGACGACTGGCTCCGCAAAAAGATGGAGCGCGAAATGCTAAAATATCTATCTCCGCCTAATCCTTCTTCCGCTGCTCATCCACCCACACCCAAAACCTAATCTTCACCAGCGGCCACCAGAACCACCACAACACAAACAGCAATAACGCGATAAGAATTTCCCACATGGGGGAAGGATACACCTATGAGCGACATGCAGCAAATCGCCAAGCTTCTTCAATCGAAAGGGCGGTACGGCGACACTGTGCTTGCGCACATATCCCCGAAAGAAGCCGAGTTCTTGCGCGTGTCTACTGATGGCACTGTGAACACAAACCCTGACACCGGGCTCCCGGAGTTTTACGGCGGCGGTGGCATGGACGGGAACGGCGGCGATTATGGTGATGGCGGCAATAGTGGCGGAGATAATGCTGGTGGGTACGGTGGCGGGTCGGGAGCCAACAGCCCGAGGGGGCAAGATTACGCTGATGCGGTAGCACAATCTCGCGCACAAGCACAATCAGCCTTAACCGATAGCCTGATGAACGCCCCCAACCAGCCGAACCAAAGGAGCTTTATGCGCGGCATGTTGGGAAGGTTCGCACCAAACCCGGAAAAGGTTGGACGCATAGGCACGGAAGCTAATGTGGGTTCCCTGGTTGGCGATGCGTTGAAGGGCCTCGCCTTTACCGGACCAACAGGACTGGTGACAGGTCCGGCGATGGGGGCAGCGGATCGCGCCATTGCACGGGGGCTACAAGACACAATGGGCATGAGAGCAACGGGAACACCATCGGTAGATGTTGCAGCCAATGAAGCGCCAGAACTATCGACACCAACGTTCGGCGGCAAACAACGCGGTACGATGAATAATGGCGAAGGCGGACGAAGACTAATTGCAAACGCTCTCATGGGGCCAAGGTCAACATAGGAAAGAATCATGAACGATAAGCAGCGGGCTTTTGTTCGGGAATACCTGATTGATCGGAACGCAACACAGGCAGCGATAAGGGCCGGATACAGCGCAAAGACCGCAGGCCAAAAGGGCCACGACCTATTGAAAAAAGTTGAAATAGCCGCAGCGCTTGAAAGCGGCTCGGAAGCACATGCAGAACGGTGCGCGGAAACCATCGACGGCTTGACCGAAGAACTCAGAACCAATCTGAACCAAGCGAGAGAGAAGGGCCAGGTTTCGGCAGCTAATCAAGCGGTGATGGGTATCGCTGAATTGCACGGGTTAAAAATCAACCGCTCAGAGAACATCAACAAAAACTATGCCGTTGGTTCTGATCCTATAGAGAGCGTGGAAGAATGGCAGGAGAAGTACTCCCCGAATCACACACATCATTAACCTGGGCACCCTGGGCAGGGCCACAACATGCGCTAGTTAAGTGCCCTGTAGATGAAATCTTTTTTGGTGGTGCGCGAGGTGGCGGTAAGACAGACGGAATGTTGGGTAAGTTCGCTGTTAAGGCGCAGCGGTACGGCAAGGACTGTATAGGCATCTTCTTCCGCAGGACACGGGAAGACCTGAAAGAGGCTATAGCTCGCTCACAGGCCATATACGGGCCTATAGGGGCAACGTGGCTGGAACAAAAGAACGAATGGCGGTTTTCAAACGGCGCACGGCTCAAGTTTGAGTATCTCGCAAGGGATAAGGACGCGCAGAACTATCAGGGCCACAATTACACAGATGTATTTTTCGAAGAATTAACGAACTGGCCTGATCCGGCACCGATTAACAAACTCCGGGCTACTCTGCGGAGTGGTGCGGGTGTTCCGTGTCAGTTTCACGCGACGGGCAATCCGGGCGGGCCGGGTCATCAGTGGGTTAAGGCTCGCTACATTGATCCAGCGCCGCAAGGTTGGAAGGTTTTATACGAGGAGTTTAAAAACCCTTTCACTGGCGACGTGTTGACGCAAAGCCGGATATTCATCCCGTCAAAACTATCGGATAACCCGGCATTGATGGCGGACCCCACCTATGTTGCGAAGTTGCAACAATCAGGCAGCGAGGAACTTGTCAAAGCCTGGCTGCATGGTGACTGGTCCGTGATTGAAGGCGCTTACTTCGATTGTTGGGATAATCAGAGGCACGTTATCAGGCCGTTTGAGGTGCCGAAAGACTGGACGCGGTTTAGATCGTTCGATTGGGGTTCTGCCCGCCCGTTCTCATGCGGTTGGTGGGCAATTGTCGGGGATGCGTTCGAGCACCCGGATGGATTTCTGATTCCGAGGGGTGCGCTGGTGCGATATCGGGAATGGTACGGCGCACAGAAAGACCGTGACGGCAAGACAGTACCAAACACGGGGTTGAAGTTAACGGCGGAGTCTATCGGTGCGGGGGTCGTGGAAAGAGACGGCGGTGAAATGTTCGCCTATTCGGTGGCTGACCCGGCAGCGTTCGCAAGGGACGGCGGACCATCACATATTGAACGAATGCACAATGTCGGCGCTAAGGGCTGGCGCAGGGCGGATAACAAGCGGACACCGACAAAGGGCCATCTAGGCGGGTGGGATCAAATGAGGGCGCGGCTTGAGGGGGAAGACGATAGGCCGATGGCTTACTGCTTCTCAACCTGCGTTGATTCTATACGAACCATCCCCGCCTTGCAGCATGACGAAAACAAACCGGAAGATATTGACACTGAGAGCGAAGACCACGCGGCGGACGAGTGGCGGTATGCCTGCATGTCTCGACCATATCTAAGGCCCGAAAAACCAGCGGAAGCCGCCATTTACACGCTTCAACAACCGATATCGAAACTTTTGAAACAAACCAATCCAAATAAACCCAGATACGGGAATAGATAAATGCTGACAATTGAGAAGCACTATAAGGCGTGGCGGGATGCTATTGCCGAACTGCCTTCATGTGTCATGGGTGCTGACCAAATGGCGCTTGCGTCACCGACTTTCTACCGCCTGTTCCTAATTGAATCTAACCGAGGCGATGTGTTTGCAACGGTTAAGGCGCTTTTTAACGCCGGGTTCCGTGGCCCTGATTTGGTGTTCAAATGACGACTGAGGGCGAAGGCGCATTTGAAACCAGAGCAGACGCTGGCGGCGATGTCATCCTCTGGCGGGCGGAGCTTGACCTTGCCGACAAGCAGGAAAAGCCGTGGCGGGATAGCGCGTTAAAGACCATTGAGCGGTACAGAGATGAGACAGAGCGCGAGGAAGCGCAGTTTAACATCCTGTACTCCAATATCCAGACGCTTGCTCCGTCGCTGTATGCAAAAACCCCGCTTCCAGACGTGCGCCGTAGATACCGGGACAAGGACGAGGTAGGAAAGCAAATAGCGGAAGTTCTGGAACGCGCCGGATCGTACACACTGGACGCGCAAGACTTCGATTTCGTTATGAACGCGGCTGTTATGGATATGTTGTTGCCTGGGCGGGCTGTAACAAGAGTGAGGTACGTTCCTTCCTTCGGTGAGCCCGCTCCCATCGAAGAAGGGGCCGGGGTTGAGTCTTCTTCGGAAGCTCCCCCGGAATCCCTTGCTTTTGAGGAGTGCATCTTTGAACACGTTGACTGGCAGGACTTCCGACGCGGACCGGGTAGGCGTTGGGATGAGGTGCCGTGGGTTGCCTTCCGTCACCGCTTAACACGTTCGCAGCTAATTGAGCTGGCTGGCGATAAAGTCGGCAAGGAAATCTCGCTTGATTACACGCCGGAAGACACCGAGGAGCGCGAGAACTCGGACTCATTCAAGCGCGGCACGGTTTGGGAGATTTGGGACAGGGAAGACAGGAAAGTCAAATGGGTATCGAAGACATATACAGATGATTTTCTCCTTGTTGAAGACCCCGATATCAGACTTGAGAACTTCTTTCCAATTCCCCGCCCGATGTACGCCGTTGAAGACACGGGCTCATTAATCCCGGTAAGTGAATACCGCATTTACAAGGATCAGGCGGAGGAGTTGGATCGCATTACGTTGCGGATCACCCGCATTATTGAAGTGCTGAAAGTAAGGGGTGTGGCGGCAACCGAGGTTGCGGAGTTGTGGAACATGGAAAGCGCCGAGGACGGCGAGTTTGTTCCTGCTGAAAACATTATGGCATTGGCCGATAAGGGCGGGCTTAAAGACGCGATTTGGATGTTCCCGGTTGAGAGTATAATCATTGTCTTGCGTGAGTTGTACGCCCAGCGCGAACAGATCAAGCAGACTATTTATGAGATTATGGGGATTTCCGACATCCTGCGGGGGTCTACGAAGTCAGCGGAGACGGCGACGGCCCAGAGCATCAAGGCGCAATGGGGATCGCAGCGCCTTGAGAAGCGGCAGAAAGAGGTGCAGCGCTACGCCCGTGACCTGATCCGCATGGCTATCGAAATTATGGCCGAAAAGTTCCAGCCGATGACGCTTCAACTAATGACCGGCAAGGACGTTACGCCGGAAATGGTGCGGGTGATGCGGAATGATGGGTTGCGTTCGTTCCGGGTCGATATCGAGACTGATTCAACCATTATGGCCGATGAAGAGTCGGATAAGCAGAACATCACGGCACTAATCCAGAGCATCACAGGGTATATTGCGACGGTTGGGCCTGCGGTGGCGGAAGGGTATTTCCCGGCAGATGCGGCCAAGTCGATCCTTTTGGCGGGTGTGCGCAGATTCAAGCTCGGTAGGGACGTTGAAGACGCGGTTGAACAGATCGGCGGCGATGAGGACGAGGGCCAGCCACAAGGGCCACAACAGCCCGAGGGGCCGTCACCAGAGCAGTTGCAGGCCCAGGCCGACCAACAGGCACAACAGGCCGAAATGGCGAAGTTTCAAGCTGAAATGCAGGGCAAACAAGCCGAGTTGCAGGCCAAGCAACAGGCGGAAGGCCAGAAGTTACAAGCGGACATGCAACAACATCAGGCCGAAACCAGTCTGAAAATGCAGCAGTTCACGGCGGAGCTACAGCAAGGCCAGCGCCAGCATGAAGACAAAATGGAATTGGAATGGGCGAAACTTGGCGCGGTGCGGGAGAAGGACGCAGCCAGCCATCAAATAGCGAGCGAGGCAAATGAACAACGGGCATCAGGACAGGCTCAGAACGGGAGCAGCCAATAAGGCGTATCGAGACGGCTTAAAGGCAATTGACTGGAGCATCAAGGCTCCAAAGACCAAGAAGAAGACCCCACCCCCGCCAAAGCGCGGGGATTTTTGTACCCCGGTCGTTGTTGGCGATTACGGGGAATATGACTGCCCGATTACAGGCGAGCCGGTAGAGGGTAGGGCGGCACACCGGGAAAATCTGAAAAAGCATGGTTGCCGGTTGTTGGAGAAGGGCGAAAGCCGGGAAGCGCCGCAACGGCGGACGGACAGTATCGATTCAAGTTTGGATAGCATTTTAAACGACTAGGAGCGCGGAACTAATGGAAGACGAAAACGAAGACGCAATGGATATGGGCGACACTCTCTCAGAAGCGTATGACAGCGCCACTGAGGAGCCCACAGAGCAGGCCCGTGATGAATCGGGCAAGTTCACCACAGACACCCCGGAAGCGCCTGAAACGGCAGAATCCGACGAGATAACGGACGATGAGTCCGAAGTCGTTGACCTCGACAACGAGGAAGACGACACCACCGAAGACCATGAAACGGACGAAACGGAAGACGCCACAAGCGAACCCGTTAACCCGCCCGATTCATGGACAACGGAAGCGCGGGAACGCTTCGCCAATCTTGACCCTGAAACGCAGGCTTACATTGTCCAGCGTGAGCAGGAGCAGGCGGACGGCGTTGCTAAGCTAAAAGAAACATTCGAGAGCAAGGCCGCTGTCGCGGACGAGTTTTCGGAGATTGTCAGACCGTATGAGGCGCAAATGCGGGCCGAAGGGGCAACACCCACTCAGGCCGTGCAATCGCTACTCAATACGGCGCAAATCCTCCGTACAGGCTCTGCAGCGCAAAAAGAGGCCATCATTCGCCAGACTGCACAACAGTTCGGGGTGGAACTCTCGGCAACTGAACCCGACAGCTTAGATGAGTTTGTCGATCCTGATGTGGTCGCACTTAAACAGCAAGTCGCAGACCTCACGAATTTCATCACTCAACAACAGCAGACGAACCACGCTGAGGCAGAGCGCGGTATTCTTTCCGAGATTCAAGAGTTTGCGGAAGCCAAAGACGCCAAGGGCGAAGCACTCAGACCGCACTACAATGCGGTAGAGGGCGATATGATCCCTTTGATTGCGTCAATCCGCAGTGCGTCTCCGAGAAAATCCAATGCCGAAGTTCTGGTCGAAGCCTATGACCGCGCAATTTACGCCAACCCGGACACCCGGAAACTGGTGCTAGAAGGCGAGGCCAAGGCGGCGGAAGCAAAACGGCGTGAGGACGCTAAAAAGGCAGCTACCGAGGCCAAGAAGACACGCAATGTCAAGGGCTCCGGAATACGCCCTGGCGGCTCTCCTAAGCCGTCTGCAAAGCCGTCTGATTGGGAAGATGATTTAAGTGAGGCATTCGACAAAGCGAGTTGAGGCGCGGCCTTCATGTAAATGAAGGAGATAGGCTATGGCCTCCCCAAACAGCACGTTCACCGAAATGGTGACGACGACCCTTCGCAAGCACGGAACAAAACTTGCGGATAATGTTACCAATCACAACGCCCTTCTGAATCGGTTGAAGAAAAAGGGCAATATCGAAATGGCAGACGGCGGGTATGAAATCGTCATCCCGCTTGAGTATGCCGAAAATAGCACATACCAGCGTTTCAGTGGTTACGATACGTTGAATGTGCAAGCCTCCGATGTTCTGTCGGCAGCTAAGTACGACTGGAAGAACGCGGCTGTTCATGTCACTGCGTCTGGTGAAGAACTGCGCAAAAACAGTGGCAAGAATGCCATGATCAAGCTGGTTAAAAGCCGGATTAAGAATGCGTTCAACACGGCAAACAACAACCTGTCCAGCGATGTCTATTCGGACGGTACGTCAACCAACCAGATCAACGGCATTCAGGCGCTCGTATCTGATGCGGGTACCGGCACGGTCGGCGGTATTAATTCGTCTACTTATACGTTCTGGCAAAGCGGCGTACAGTCTGCGGCGTCTCCTATTCAGGGCGGCGGCGCGATTACGCCAAGCAAGACCACGATTCAGTCCCTTATGTTGCCATTGTGGCTGCAACTGACTCGCGGGACCGACCATCCTGATTTATTGGTCGCAGACGATACATACTTCACCTATTACGAAGAAAGCCTGACCGACCTCAAGCGTTACACTGAGGACGATAAGGGCACGGGTGGATTTGTGAGCCTGAAATACAAGACTGCGGACGTTGTTTTTGATTCGTCTGCGTCGGGTATGCCGGATGCTCACATGTATTTCCTGAACACCGACTATCTGAACATGACGGTTCATAAGGACGCCAACTGGACGCAGATTGCTGATCAGCGCCCGGTTAATCAGGACGCCGCAGTGACGCCGATCCTCTGGATGGGCAACCTCTGCACGTCAAATCGGTCCCTCCAGGGTCTTGTCGTAGCATAGGGAGTAAATGATATGACAAAAATCTACTCACCAGTTGGCGTTAATGTCGCTCTTACGCATACCACGCCACAATTCGAAGTTGGCACCCGTGCCAGCGGAGATGACGGTACAGAATGGGTATACATCCGGGCAAACGGCGCGATTTCTCAATATCACTTTGTCGGTATTGACGAAACGTGGTCGGAAGCCGCTTCCCTTACTTCTGCTATGGCAGATGATGGTTGGTCTATTGGCGCGGTGCAGGTTGCATTCGCTGATAATGAATATGGATGGGCTGTTTGCAGGGGTAACATTGCAACCGGCACATACGACGCCAGCACGGCGGCGGATTCTGTCCTTCACACATCGGCAACGGCAGGCCAGTTGCAGAGCCTGACTTCCGTTGGCACCAAGATTGATGGGATCGTTCTTCCTGTCGCCGCTGGTACGTCCGTAGGAACGGCGCTTGAGGTCATTATGACTCACGTCCGTTCAGGTACGTTCTAGCATGGTTGATTCTGGGGGGGTGGAGACATCCCCCCGTTTCATCCCCTTTGCAGAGACGGTCAGCGACAAGCATTCGCCGCATCAAATAGATGAGGCGCTAGACCACATCAGAATTAACCTTAATCGCGGCTTGCCGGAAGTTGAATCTCATCCTGGTCACGGCAAGACGCTTTTAATTGTTGGCAGCGCACCATCACTAGCTGAAACGGTTGAACAGTTACGCGAAACCGAGGGCGATATTATTGCCCTTAATGAGGCGCACGACTGGCTACTGAATAACGGCATTTGCCCCCGATTTTATGGGCAGATGGAAATTTCCCCGTGGCCGCGTGATGTGCTGACCATGCCTCAGGATGACTGCACATATTTATTACCGTCTATGAGTTCACCAGACAATTACGACAGGCTTAAAGGCTATGACGTGCGGGTCTGGCACGCGTGGACGGGTTGCGGAGAGGATCGGCTGTTGGAAGGCAAAGACCTTGTGTGTGGGTCCGGAATCTTCGCTATTCGGGCGATTAATCTCGGTCTGTATATGGGATATCGGAAATTTGAAATGTTCGGCTGTGACGCCTGTTTTAGAGAGTCTTCGCACGTTGATCAGGAGCGCCCCGGAGCCCGCTCAGACGCGCTGGACGCAGAGTGGAACGGCAAGCGCTACCAGAGCGCCCATTACCTCTTAAAGGGCGTCCACGACCTCAGACGGTTGTGTGAGAGATTTCACCATTTGTTTTCACTGAAATGTCACGGCGACGGGTTAATGCAAACCGTCCATCGTGACTTGTATCCAAAACAATATTAGGAGCGCGGAATATGCAGGTACAGGAACGCCCGGCTTATGTGGAATTTGAACCACGGGCCATCGAAAACCGGGATAAGTCTATGGAAGCGGGGCATCCGGTATATGAGGATGTGATTTTTGCGATTATTACCCCACCGGGCGGCAATCTTGTTGTTGAGAAGGTCGCGGAGCAGTGGGTTGAGAGCAAAAGGAACGACCCGTTTTATCGGCATTACAAGGAATCGTTTGAAGCGTTTCTTGAAGACCGGGAAGCGCCGGCAGAGGGAACAGCGATTGAGCTTTGGCCTGCTGCAACACCGGCAATGGTTAAGCAGATCAGGGGTGCCGGGCTGCGTACCGTGGAAGACCTCGCGGCGGCGAATGAATCTTCAATTCAGAAAATGGGCATGGGTGGCCGTGCCTTGAAACAGCGGGCAACGGCATGGCTCGAAAGCGCAAGTAATACCGGGAAAGTCGCGGAAGAAAACGCGGCAATGAGGGCCACGCTTGAGGATTTAAGGGCGACGGTTGAGCGACAGGCCGGGCAAATCGCCGAACTTACGCAAGACAAGCCGAAACGCGGCAAAAAAGCCGCCTAACGGAGTTACGACATGACTCTACTTTCAATTTGTCAAAAATCAGCAGATGCGGCGGGTATCCCACGCCCTGAGACTGTCATTAACAACACGGAAGACAACGTAAAAAGTTTGTTGGTTCAGGCGAATATCGAAGGTATCGAGCTTGCCAAGCGCCATACGTGGGCTCAAACCACGAAAGAGGGAACATATACCAGCGTGGCAACGGAATCTCAGGGGGCATTTTCTTCCCTTGGCAGTGGTGCTGCGGATTATTCCGACTTTGACCGGATGATTCCGGGAACATTCTGGAACAGGTCAATGAACTGGCGCATTGACGGGCCGCTTTCTCCTATCGAGTGGCAGGCGAAGAAGTCTTCCAGCGCTTCAGGCCCGTATAACGAATATCGCATACAAAGCGGGAATCTATACCTGTATCCAGCCCCCACGGCTGGCGATACTCACGCCTTTGAGTTTGTTTCTGATCAGTGGTGCCAGTCTTCGGGCGGATCGGGACAATCCGCATGGGCTGCGGATACGGACACCGGCATACTTGACGAACACCTCATGCAGTTGGGTGTTACGTGGCGGTTTTTAAAGGCTAAGGGCTTCGCCTTTGAGAATGAATATCTGGTGTACGAAAACAGTGTGAAACAGGCGATTTCGCGGGATGGCGGCAAGCGCACGCTAAATCTTGCATCAAGACGGCAATTCAGAGCGGGAATTGTAGTCCCTGATGGGAATTGGTCGCCGTGATCCCGTTTATTCAGGCCCGGCGTAACAAGACAAAAACATCATCCATACCAGCCCCCATAGGTGGTTGGAATGCGCGTGATGAGTTGTCGGCAATGGCGGCGACGGACGCCAAGACACTAACGAATTATGTTCCTAATGAATCCGGGGTCGAACTGCGCGGCGGTTCTCTTGATCATGTAACGGGGATCGGCGCGGCGGTTCAATCGTTGTTGCCGTATTCGCATGGCGGGACGACTGAGTTAAAGGCGGCGGGTAACAGTGCGATTTATGATGTTACATCGGCGGGGGCGGTAGGCGCGGCGGAAGTCTCAAGCCTGACAAACACCAAGTTTCAGTATGTAAATTTTGGAACAGCCGGGGGTAATTTCCTCTGGATTTGTAACGGAGCGGATCAGGAGCGATATTATAACGGTTCGACCTGGGCCACATCCACATTAACCGGCGTGACGGCGGGCGATATCACTAATGTCGAGGTTCACGCAACACGGCTGTTCATGGTGATTAAGGACAGCCTGAAATATTGTTATTTGCCTGTTAATTCGATTTCCGGGACGGTTTCAGTTGTCAACCTGTCCAGCGTGTTCCGCCAGGGCGGCAAGCTGATTGCATGTGCTACGTGGTCACGGGATGGCGGGTCCGGCCCTGATGACATGATGGCGTTTCTCACCTCTGAGGGAGAAATTGCCCTCTATTCCGGCAACGACCCATCCAGCGCGTCTACATGGGCGAAGGTTGGCGTTTATGCCATTGGCGCACCTGTTGGCGATAGGTGCTATTTCAAGGTTGCTGGCGATCTGGTGATTATCACGCAAGATGGCTTTGTGCCGATGTCAAAGGTGCTGAGTACGGATAGGGTTAGCCCTGAACTTGCCCTAAGTGATAAGATTTCCGGCGCTGTACGGAGCGCTGTGAGGCTGTATGGGGCTAATTTCGGCTGGCAGTGCCTTTTATACCCGAAGGCCGGTTACGGGCTGTTTAACGTTCCGAAGGGCGGCGGCATATACGAGCAATTCATCGTCAACACGACTACCGGCGCATGGTGCAAGTTTACCGACTGGAACGGGTCTTGTTGGGCTGTTCATAACGAGGATTTGTATTTTGGCGATGATGACGGGAACGTGGTTAAGGCGGACACGGGAACGGCAGACAATGGCGCGGCTATTCTTGGCGATGTGGAAACAGCGTTTAACTATTTCGGGTCATCAGACACCAAACGTTTCACGATGATTCGCCCGGTTATGCAGTCGGATGGCAGTATCCCGATTTCGATTGGCTTCAATGTCGATTTTGAAAGCAATATTTCAACCTATGCACCGTCCACGATAACGACAGGCGGCACTAAATGGGGGGCGATATGGGGCTCTCCGTGGGGCCGCAAGGCGGCTCCTGTGAAAGCGTGGCGGTCGGTGTCCGGGATGGGCAAAGCGGCCTCTGTCCGGATCAGAACAAGCACGACAGCGCAATCTATAACATGGCAATCCACTGATTTTATGTGGGAGCCGGGGACGGGACTTTGAAGCCTGTAATTAGTCAAGCCGTCATCAAATGGGTATCCGAGAATATTTCGTATTGTACGGGGTTTTCACCTAACGCGGTTGGTATCGGGCTGGAAGAAAACGGCGTACTCAAATGCGGCGTTGTCTACGACAATTATTCAGGCGAAGACATTCACATGTCGATTGCGGCGGAAACGCCTAAATGGTGCAGCCGGGGCAATCTGAGAATGTTTTTCGACTATCCATTTAATCAACTCAACTGTGCGCGGGTTACGGCAATGACAGCCAAGGGCAACAAGCGAACCCGGCGCATGTGTGAGGGGTTGGGGTTCACCCACGAAGGAACCCACAAGAAGGCGTTTAGCGGCGGGCAGACGGCAATAAGTTACGGTTTGATCAAGGAAGATTGCAAATGGATATGAATCATGGGTAAAAGCAGCAAGACCCCCGCAGCCCCAAATCCCGCATCGACGGCAGCAGCACAAAGCGCGGCTAATAAAGAGGCCGTGCACGAATCCGCCAAGGTCAACCAGATCAATGAGGTTGGGCCGTGGGGAAAGCTGACTTATTCGGGTGAGATTGGAAGCCCGGAGCGCACCCGGACGACTGAATACACACCTGAGGGTCAACAGCTTTACGACACGCAGCAGGGCATCGCACAAACGCTTGGAAGTTACGCCAACGACAAGGTGGGGCAACTGCCGACTGACAGGTTTAGCCTCGGTCAATTCGGTGACGTTCCGCAGGTCAATGAGGCATATCGGACGAATTACGAGAACGCTCGTTTTGACCGCCTGCAACCGCAATGGGACCGGGACCGCTCGCAGCTTGAAACCTCTTTATCCAATCAAGGTATTGTGCAGGGATCAGACGCATACAAGGAAGCGATTGACGAGCTAAACCGCTCAAGGAATGACGCTCGTTTAGCTATTCAGGGCGCGGGTACTGCCGAAATGGGCAACCTGTACGGCATGGAGTTGCAAGGGCGTCAGCAGGGCATCACTGAGTATATGACGGAACGCAATGCGCCGATTAACGAACTGGCGGCGGCGTTGCAAGGTACTCCCGCTACCGGATCGCCACAATTCCAGGCTCCCGCACAATACCAGATCGCCCCCGCCGATGTTGCGGGACTGACGATGGGCAACTATGGCGCTCAGGTAGGGGCGGCGAATGCCGCGAATGCCGCGAACAGTTCTCTTATGGGTAACGGGATCGGCGCTGCGGGGATGATTACTGCGGCAAGCATCTCAGATATCCGCTTGAAAACCAACATCACCAAAGTTGGCAAGCTGGATAGCGGCCTGAATGTTTACGAGTTCAATTATAAGTGGGGTGGCCCGGTTCAGGTCGGCGTTATGGCGCATGAAGTTATCAAGGTTGTGCCGGAAGCTGTTCACAAGGTTGGTGAATACTTCGCGGTTGATTACTCGAAATTGGAGGCTGCGTGATGGCTCAGTTTTTCAAGCAAGACCCGAGACGTTCTCCGATGATGCAGCAGGCCCTGGCCTTGATGGGGAACCAGCCCCGCATTACCGACCTTGGAGGCGGGGTTTCAAGTCTGGGTCGCTCCATCGCCGGGGCGTTGATGGCGAACAAGGCCGAAGAAAAGTACAAACTTGACCGGATGCAAAAACAAGCAACACTTGATCAGGCTATGAGGGCGGCTACCGGCTGGAAAGACCCCGACACCGGGGAATTGAAGGTTGAAGGTGGCGGCATGAATGCTATGGCGGCTGCTTTGGCCGGAAACCCCGACACGGCGGATATGGGGATGCAGATTAAGCTCGCCAACATGCAGGCGGACCAGGCTGCGAACAGGGCGGAGACGCAACTTAACGAACAGCGCCAGTATGATGAGGGGCAACTAGCTAATCAACGGGAATATGAGCAAGACTCACTAACCCGACGCTTGGAAAACAATATTCAGGTTGCCAAAGCAAAAGGCGATCTGGATATGAGCAATTCGCTTGAAAAGATGCTTGCTGAACACAGACTGAAATACGGTGACATGGGCGGGCCTCAAGGCCAAAGACCGCCAACACAGCAAGCTTCTATCCAGTCCATGCCGACAGTTGGCAACCTTGGCGCGCCTCTTCCAGACGCAGACCCACTCGCGGGGCTTCCTCCTCAAGAGGCTGCGAAACTGGCGTCTAAGCTGCGGGGTGATGCAATTTCGGGTTTTGCTTCGGGGGAGAAGGGGGCCTCCGACGCTCAGAATATGATTGAACGGCTTGACCGTTTTGTATCCTTGCTGGATGCGGGACTGGATACGGGCGGACAATATAAAATTCCTGGGGCGCAAGGCTTGGCGGCGGGGTTTGATCCTGAAATAGCCGAAGCCAAGTCAATTATTGACGCAATGACTCCAATGATGCGGCAAGGGATGCCGGGGGCTGCGTCGGATCGCGATGTTGGGATGTTCCGAGGCGCAACGGTTGGCCTTGATAAGCCGGAAGTTGCCAATAGGAACATCGCTAAAGGGTTGAGCCTGTCTCGTCAAAACCTGCTAGAGCGCCGGGAGTTCAGGCAGGCATACTTTGACCAGAACAAACACCTTCAAGGAGCCGACAGGGCTTGGAAAAAATACCTGAACACCAACCCGATCTTTGACCATAAGAAAAAGGATTACACCCTTAATGCAGGCCGTAAGTCGTGGCGGGAGCATTTCTCAGGAAAGCCCGCACCCGCTGAAAAATATACGGTTGGGCAGAGAGCCAGGGACCCAAGGACCGGCGAAATTAAGGTGTATACCAATCAGGGGTGGGTGACGGAAACGCCGGGGGATGATGCATCAACGGCACAAGGCAGCGGCTTAGGTCTTCGTCGCTGAACAGCGAACCAAAACCGCCTTTCCTTGATCTCTCAATCGAGTTAGAGCACCTATTAATTCAGCATCAAGAGGCGGATACCGGACCCTAATTGCTTCCCCCTCATTCCAAGGCCTGCTCTTAGGCGTCCAGTGAACCTCAACGCAGATGTTTGACGGGATTGGGTCAGGCACCAGTCGCTTATCCTGAAATGACGGCACCCGCTCTTGCGCTACGGACGGAAAGGAAAACAGCATAATGACCAAAGCTGACCGGATTGAAACGCCCATCAATTTAACCTCGGGATCAAAACGTCTGGATTCAAAACTACTTGAAACAATGGCGCTAGTTCCTGTGGGACGGTCCCATAAAACACGGCTTTGGGTAGTATCCCGTTTACGACAAACCGGGGATCGCCCCCGGCGTTGGAAAAATGGTCTAGGGGAGCCAATGGAACTATTCTTTCTGGCTTGCTCAATCCTTCGCCTGATTGGTCGATCCAGTTGGGGACAAGCCAAAAAGCGCCTCCGTGCTCGATGGTATCCATGAGAATGGGGCCGTCATCGCTTCCGTCTTCGTTAACGAGTGTTAGTGATGTTTTGTAAACTCGCATATCGTGATATTAACCCGAAACACGCCCCCTTCGCAACCGCTCCCGGTTTTTATTGGAGTTTCCATGACTGAAAAATCAAAAGCCCTTCCTGCCGGATTTGAGCTGATCGAAGAATCCGCCAGCCAATTGCCTGCGGGGTTTGAGTTGATCAGTAGCGAAACCCCCTCGGGTTCTTCATATGCGCCCATCCCCGAAGTCCAGCACACACCTATGCCCGAACAAAAGCCCGTGCCTTACGGTGTGGGGTTGGCGAATGAGGCGGTGCAGGGGGCGACGTTTGGCCTCTCTGATGAGATTATGGCGGGGATGGATGCGGCCACGGGTCAAAACTACAACCCGGAACAATATCGTGAAATCTCTGACCAGTTTTCAGAAGAAAATCCGAAAGCGGCATTCGCTGCACAGTTGACGGGCGGCATAGCAACAGGCGGATACGGGGCCGCAAAGGCGCTCGGATCACAAGCCGTCAAACAAGCCCCGAGAGTAATGCGCGCTCTGTCTGTTCCGGTTGTTGGCGGTGTTGAGGGGGCGATTGCTGGCGCTGGCTATGCAAAAGAGGGCGAGCGGCAACAAGGCGCGATTGAGAGCGGTGCGAGGGGTTTAGGTATTGGTGCGGTTATTCCCGCCGGCGGATATGTTGGCAAGAAGGTCTGGGACTACGGTCTGGGACAGATTACGCGGGCGATTGGCGACAGGGCATCAGGCGCAACCACGGCGGCGGGCCGGGAGATTATGCGGGCACTTGATGACGTTGGCATATCTCCAAATCAAGCCATTTCAAGGCTTCGCACCCTGGGCAAAGACGCGACCTTAGCCGACATTATACCGCAGCTTGGCGAAAATGCGGCGGCGGTTGGCGGCAAGGCGACATCAGCAGCGGAGCGTACATTTGGGCAACGGGTTGCGGGGCAGGCGGATCGCGTTGTCGATAAGGTTGATGATCTGTTGACCAATGTCGGGGTGTTCTCGGAAGGCGCAAAGGTCACAGCAAGGCGGGCAGCGCAAGCTAAGGAGGCTTATAAATCCGCGTACCAGTCTAACCCGATAATGATTTCAGGGGAAATCACAGAATTGTTGCAACACAAGACCGTTCAGGGCGCAATCAAGCGCGCACGCATCAACCCCGACTACAAAAACCTCCCCGACCATTCGATTGAGTTGCTGGACGCTGCGTATAAGGAAATCGGAGCAATGGCCCGCAAGCCCGGCGCTCCACATGCATTAAAGTCATTGCGGAGTAAACTACGCGAAGCGATGGTTTCTGAGAATCCCGACTATGGTGCGGCGCTGGTCAAGTTTGCTGATGATTCCCGTGTTTTAGACGCGCTGGATGAAGGGAAAAAGCTTTTTCGGTTACGTCCCGAACAGATCAAGCGAACCTTGGCAGATATGGGGGAGACGGAGGCGGAAGCGTACCGTGTCGGTGCTGCCGACGCCATCAAGGATAAAATCCTTTCCGCCCCCGACGCGGCGGACGTTGTTAAACGTATATTCGGCTCTCCTAAATCGCGGGCGCAACTGGGTAACGTTTTCCCTAACCGCAAATCATTCCGCGCCTTTGAATTGGAAATGAAACGTGAGGCGTTGAAGGCAAAAACATCAGCGCGGGTGCTCGCGAACAGTCGCACGGCTATCCGGGAGAGTGGGAAGGCGAGCCTTGGTTCTGCTCCTGGCGGTGTTGTTCAAGACCTTGTGACGGGCCACCCCCTACGCGCTACTGGAAAGGCGGTGGGACAAGCTATTCAAAAGATGCAAGCCCCGAATAGGCGGGTTACAGATCAATTATCAGACGTTCTTTACAACAAGAACATGCCCGAGAATTGGGATTATCTGGTAGGGTTGTCAAACAAGGCACAACGACAGGGGCAGAGACAATTGCCTGCAAAAACGCAGGCGCTTGTCAATGCGCTAATGGGCGGAACGGTGGTGCAGCGTTAGCGCCAGTCGCCAGTGTGCATCCCATAGGCAACGTGCCACATAGCGGAACCAAAGACAGCGCCAAGCGCAAACGAAACGCCTGCATAGTCAAACAAGGACCACAAAAGGACGCCGACGCCTAACACAATAGCGTTGCCGGAAATCAGTTTCATTAACATCCCGACACTATACCCGCTTTTTGCGGGTTTTTTAATGTAAAAAATCAGGAGAATTTATATGCCCCGTTCA